TTCATCTACACCCGATTGCATCGGAGCATTTTCTTCTGTGGTTGCATCAGCATCAGGAACATTCATTTCACCAGATTGTGGTTCATAGTTACCAGGCTCTACAACATCTTCTTTCTTAGGAACACAACAAGTACATTTACTCGTCGTCCTAATATCGACCTCAGCAATAGGAGTAGTGAACATGTTTCCATAGTCCAATTCTCCAAACTGTGGCAAATACCAAGATAGTTCATTGATATAGCGTTCATCAGGATTGACGACCTCAAAATCGTCAGCCATACTTACAAACACATTAATCTCAATATCATTATCAGCAATTGAATTAGGGACAGTTAAATCGTTAACTACATAAACGGAAATGATACCATTAGCAAAATTTGCTGGATCACTAGAAAGTTTTGTTGTGTCAAAAATCTCACCACTACCATTGATCATATCACGATGATCCAAAAATGGTGTTTGTTGTCCCCAACCTACTTCAACTGTTAAATCCTTTTCTTCAGCCAAATCGACAATACGCGTATAATTGGTATTATATTCATTCGTCAATGGAAAAGAAGGATCATAAACGATCTTCAGTCTACCCTTATGAAATGCAGAACAAACGACTTGGAAACGAAATTTCATTGTACCACGCCAGCTTCTAAACGGCAAAGCCGCAAAACAGCACGCAGGCATATGATACTCAATTTCACCTCCTTGATCCAATTCATTCCAAATCACTGGATTAACTTCAGAATTCCATAACAATGTTTCTGACGCTGCCGAAACAGGCCAAGAAAATTGTGTAAGAAAACTTTCTCTTGCTCCAAGTGACTTGATAGTCATTTCATCTGTACCGTCGAGACCCATGGTTCGGGTATCAACTGTCAGTTCTTGTTTCACATCAAATGTTAGTTTGTTCGATGTGTCGGCAACATTGGCGTTAGCCATGTTGCCTAAAAAGGTTGGTTTGTAAGGTGTAATTTCTTCCATACTAGTCGGTCTTGAAAAACCGAATGCAGAAGCAACTTTTGAAACTGCGCTAGCAGCTATCTCAGTAGCTCTTGCATATGGAGAAATTGCGGGAATTGCTGATAAAGCTCCCATAGCTTTAGCGATTGCATTGGCAGGTTTAGAAATCATACCTTGACCATATTCATCACCAGCTTGAGGAACATAAAGTTCACCAGCTTGAGGCGAAAGAGCACCAGGCTCATTCGCTGTAGGAATGGAAAGATGTACATCTTCAGCCCATGCAAATACAGACACTGTGACAGAGCCACTTGCGTCATTTGCATGTTTTAAATTTTGCATACCATGGATAATAATATCACCCATGTCATCCCATTCAGCTTCAGGAATATCTAAAGCATTTTTAGGCCAAATAAATGGCAAACACATACTTCCTCCTTGAGAGTTAGTAGGGTCCAAATAGATATGTGGCCGCTGTGAAGCAGCAACAACATCTTCAATAAAAAATGCTCTGTCCTTAGTGAACGTATCAGCGTTGTGTAGTGGCAAATAAGAGGCGATTGCTCGACCATAATAAAAGCCATTCCCATTAAGCACGAACTTCACACACATTTTGCAACGAAGCAAATTGTAGTTAGTTACGCGATTAATTACACGAGGATTTTCCCAAAAATCCTTCCACGGATTAAATGTTTCAAACAAATTCGTACCTGTACCCCAATCATAAGACTGAATCTTGATTGGTCGACTAAAAAAGTCTTCCAAACTATCATCAGTAGTATCAGCAAGGTTATAGGTAGAATCCAATTGACTGGGCACTTCATAAGTGTATCCAGGATCTCTGTCCGTGAAAGACAAAATTGTGTTTTCTGTTTCGGAGGAATTCTCCTTAATATTTACATTAAAATTTTTGAAATTACTAGTTGTCTATTTATTTATTCTCGGTCCTTCGTCGCAACTAAACGATGCCGATATCTTATTTACATTTGTGAGCGACCACTCCCCTAAATAGGGGTACTCTTATGAAGAGTGCTTATATGTACAAAGCCTATATTTACAATACAATAAGAAATTATTTACAACATGGTATCCATATATACATAGCCGGATTTGGTTTAGTGTGCATTAGACAACGCACAGAGGGATTCTTTTTATGAGAGACCAACTCAATGTTGACGTTTACCTAGGCTTCAGAATCATCAAGTAATTCTTCTTGCCAATGGTAACGTCTGCGAAAATTTGCCAAACAATCATCGTAACTGTTTGACAGCATGGAACATCCTGCTTCAATTCCATGTCTTTGTGCAATTTCTTGCATTTGAGCACGACGCATCTCGTAATGCTCTGGTCCATAATTGAACCATTCCCTCAAAGCTCCATCAATATTTTGCATCGATTGTTCTTTGGTGGTAACTGCTTTTGATCGCAGTACCATCATTAAACTCTTGAAAATACTATCTTCACTTAAGGGACCTTGCCACAATTGTAACTCTTCCGACCATCGAACATGACGCTTCAAGAAATCAGCAACACTATCCAACATGTAGGGTGTGGGTGTTGATTCCTTATCTGGCATCGTGAAAATGATATCGCGAAGCTTTAGGAAATCTGCATAAGAAATGTGATTAAATTCGTCGTAACCAACTTTAACACTTCCTTTAACATCATCACCATAAGTCATCATAGCGGCAACTTCTCGAAATGAAGGTACATCCTTGTTTTCATATATTGCAAAATATGCACTACGTAATAACAAGGAATTGACTATAGAATTGATATAAACTGTCAAATTCTGGCCTGATGGATTCGATCCAATCAATTCAATCAGGTCTCCATTGAAAGCTGTAACAGGATAGCAAACATCTGTGGCAATACCTCGCATAATCGTAAGATCATCTTCGGTGTAACCAAAATGTTTTGCAATAGTAATCAATACATCAAATGCTGCGAGCGTTAACTGCGCAGGCATCCGAAGATCGTATTTACTATAATCTCCAGCTAAAATTCTATCTTTCCCAAATTTGTGCATATGTTCAACAAGTGCACTATATTCGGGACCCATAGAATTTATTCCAACTCCACATTCCGATTCAAGCGGAAACAGCGACAACAATCTAACAATCGGTAAGAAATACTTCCGAATGATTAATTGTGCGGCTGCTGAAGAGGCTTGAAAAACTCTCACCTTATCTTTCGATTTCTTGGTGGGCTCGTCTTTGAGACAAGCTTTGAAAATGAAATAGCATCGCCTTCCAGCTAAATACTCCTGTTCCATTCTCTTTTCTTCATCCCAAAAACGTTTGTCCAACTTTTGCGGGCAAGCAAAAGCTGGGTGTTCAGAGGCTGACATCTCTTCTAGCCAGCGAGCCTTGGGTCCTGCCAAAGGATACCCAATAGCCGTTGAAGCCTTTAATTTATC